ACCCCCCCCCCCGGGCCCGGCGCGCCCCGCCCCCCCCCGACGCCGCGGGTCGCACCAGCGCCTACCGCGACCTGGCGAACGCGCTGAAAGCCTGGGTCGTGGTGCATGTGAACCAGGGCAACGCGGCACAGGTGACGCTCTCGATCCTGCAAGGTCAGGACGTGACCGGCACAGGGTCGAAGGCGGTCGGCGTCATGCCGACCTGGCTCTGCGCAGCCACGGCCACCAGCGATGCGCTCGCGGTGCAGACGCCGGGTGCCACCTTCCAGACCTCGGCAACCGTCGCCGACAAGATCGTGGTCTTCGAGATCACACCGGAAATGTGCCTGGACCTGGTCAACGGGTTCCACACGATCGCGGTGCAAACCAGCGCATCGAACGCGGCGAACATCACCGAAGCAGAGCTGTTCCTCTGGGAGTCCTACCAGGGCGCGTCCGCACCATCGACCCTTGTCTAATCGGCGACCATCCTTGCGGTCGATCGGGAGAATGACATGACCACGACCTCGAAATTCCATGCCGGGCGGCTGGAATTCTTCGATACCGCGACATTCGAGTACATGCTGCCGGTCGCGCCGATCCACTTCTACGAGGACTTCCTCGGGCAGTCCTATGTCGCGGTGCCGGCCGCCGGCTCGACCGTCGATGGCTGTCCGTTCGTCAAGAAGATCGTCGGAGCAGGGCCGCCGACGCTCGCCGGCGTCGCGAACGCCATTGGCGGCCAGGTCGCATGCACGTTGGCGGCGACCAGCGAGAAAGAGGATTGCGTCCTGTACTGGGGCGACAACCTTGCCCTGGATTGCACAAAGGGGTTGATCTTCGAGACCCGCGCTCAGTTGTCGGTGACGCCGAGCGCGGCCGGCGTGCAGGCGGTGTGGGGTGTCGCCTCGGCCTGGATCGACGGGCCACAGAACAACACCTGCTACCTGGAATTCAGCGCGCAGGCGAACGGCGCGGTGCTGGTGACGGCGTTCGATGGTGTCACAACGACCTCGGTGGCGAGCGGTGTCACGGTCGGCACCACCGACTGGCATATCTATCGGATCGACGCGACGAAGCTGACCGATGTTGCCTTCTACATCGATGGCAACCGCGTGAATGCGGGCAACTCGATCAACTTCGCGGCGACCGGCACGCTGGCAGTGCTGCAACCATATCTCGCGGCATACAAGGCGTCAGGCACCGGCGTTGCCACCCTGACGGTCGATTATGTGCGCGCGTGGATGAACCGGCAGTAAGCCAGGGAGTGCGCGCGGCATGTTGTCAGTCGGCATTACCCTTAACCCGGCGACGATCGCGGCGGGCGCTTCGCTGTCCGGCCCGGTGTCGCTCGGCGCGTTGACGCTTGTCGGCATTTCGATGCCGGCCGTCTGGACCACGGCCCCCCTGACGTTTCAGGTCAGCCCGGACGGGAGCACTTGGCAGGAGCTGTACGACGGCGCGGGCAACGAGGTGACGATCACCGCCGCAGCGGGTCAGTTCATCATTCCGCTCGCCGATCCTTCGTATCTCTGGCGCGGGGTCAACCTGCTCCAGGTGCGCAGCGGCACGCTTGCAGCTCCGGTGAACCAGGTCGCTGCCGCTGTGGTGAACATCGTCACCCGATCGGAAATGCTGTGAAGGATGCAACGCGATGATGGAACGCAGCGACTATCGCAACCGCGCCCTGGTGGCGCCGGTGCGCAAGGACGGGGGGCCGAGCGGTGCGAACCACGCTGACGGTGACGGAGGAACCGACCGCGGAGCCGGTGTCGATCGAGCAGGTGAAGCGGCATTGCCGGATCGACAGCAACGCGGACGACGAACTGCTGACCGGCTACCTGACCGCGGCTCGGGTCATGGCGGAGGGCTACCTTAGCCGCGCGCTGCTCACGCAAACACTGCTGTGGACCATGCGGCCGTCGTCCGAGTTGCCCCGCGATCGTCTCCGGCTCCGCGGAACCCTGGAGCTGCCCCGCGCGCCGGTGCAGTCGATCTTGTCGGTGACCACGCTCGATGAATGGGGCAACGCCACGACGATCTCGCCGGCTTCGTTGCCGGTCACGTCGCCGGCCGTGATCCTTGGCTATGTCGCCGACCTGACGCTGGAGCCGGCCACGCTCTGGATCGGCCCCGAAACCGTGCTGAGCGGCGGGTTCGCGGCCTACCGGACCAAACTGCAACACCTGCAAGTCTCGATGGTCGCTGGCTATGGCGCGGCAGACGATGTGCCCTCGACGGTGATCCAGGCGATTATGATGACCACGGCATTTCTCTACGAGCATCGCGGTGACTCCGCTGCCGCGATGCCGGACGCGGCGCAGTGGTTGCTCGACCGGCAGCGGTTGCAGTTCCTGGGCGGGTGACGTGATGGCTTTGCCGGGACCCGAGCTGGGGCCAGACCCGAATGCGGTCCGGATCGGCTCGCTGCGCTGGCGGGTGGTGATTGCGACCCGCGAGCAGGCGGCGGACCCGGACAGCTCGGGATTCCTGGAAACCATCGCGAAGCGGCAGACCGTGCGGGCCGATGTGCAGCCGATCGGGACGATGACCTTCTATGCGGCGGAACAGGTCAACACCCCGGTCACGCATCGCATCGTCATTCGGTGGCTCGATTGGGTTGACACGACGCACGTTATTTTCCGCATCACGAAGCGGCCGGATGAGAGCGAAATGGTCGAGCGGTTCCGGGTGCGGCGCGTGATGCCGATCGACGGCCGCCAGCGATTCCTACGGCTCGATTGCGAACTGGAGAAGCGCGTCTGATGGCCCTTCTGCACATCACCGTGCCGGGCGGCTGGACGATCGTCGCCGGCAAGCAGCAGGTGCGCGCTGTCATGCGGGGCGTCGGTGCCGAGGTGGTGGCGCGCGCCCGTGCCCTGATCCGGGCGGGCAGCAGAAAGCACCCGTCAGCCCCTGGCGAGCCGCCGCGGAGCGTCTCGGGGAAGCTGGCGCGGTCGATCCGCGCCCGGGTCTGGAAGGATGGCGAGGGCGTCACGATTCGCGCCTCCGAGTTCTACGCCCTGTTCCTTTCTCGTGGCGCGAAGGGCGGCGGCGGTGACACCAGCAAGGCGTCGAATTTCGTGCCGTCCAATCTGACCGGACCTCGCCGCATGAAGCGCAGCGCGATTTCGAAGAAGCGCATCCTACTGCCGCGCCCGTTCCTGGAGCCGGCGCTCGACCAGGCCGTGGCAAATGGCCTGGCCGACAGGGTGCGCGTCGCGGTGATGAGCGGCCTCAAATTTCAGCGGGGCAAGAAGTCCGGCTGATGGATATCTCGTTGGTGATCGAGCAGCTTCGGCGCTACTGCCCGGAGCTGGGCGGGCGCGTCGGCGGCGCGGCCGACTTTGAGACCGGGGTCGAGTCCGTCATCGCGATCACCGATCCGCTGACCGGCAAATTCGTCTATCCGGCGGCCGTGGTGATCCCGTTGGAGGATGAGGCCGGCAGCAACGACCTGTTGGACGGCAACCTCCAGATCGTCACCGAGACCATTGGCGTCATTGTCGAGTTCGACGCCTCGGCCGATCGCCGCGGCCAGGCTGGTGTCAGTCCGGTCGAGGCGATGAAGTACGCGCTGTTCCGCGCGCTGCTGAGTTGGGTGATCGACCCGGAGCGTGGCGCGCGTGGACTGTTCTATGCCGGCGGTGAGCTGCTGACCTTCGATCGCGCCCGCCTGTTCTGGATGTTCCGGATGAGCTTCGAGGCGACGATCAGCGATGCCGATGGCTTCGTGCCGCGCGGCGATCCGCTGACCAACGTTACAGAGACAATTCAGCCTGACGATCCGATCAAGCTCGCAACGCCGATTGTCGCCGAGGAAGCAGTCGGCGGGACGGTCGCTGTCTGGGGCGGCTTCGTTTGGGATGATGGAGACGTGTGGGGATGACGCAATCTTGCAAACGATCGGGCCGCGAAGCGGACCACGCCTCTCGCGAAGCGAGCCTTGGCGCCGTTTGGCGTCCACCGCACTCGCGAAGCGAACGTGATGCGTCATTCGTCGAAAGGCGGTTAGCACGATGACGATCGCGGCCGGCGACGAAGCACTCGCGGCCGATGTCGCGGCGGTGCAGGCGAACGCGGCCTCTGCTCTCACGGCGGCAGGAACGGCGCTGGCGAATTCGGCCACCGCGCTTTCGAACTCCGTCGTGGCGCAGGCCTCGGCTACTGCTGCGGCTGCGCTCGCGGCCGTCGCGTTGTCGGTGCCGGCGCTGGACGTGGTTTCGTCGGTGACTTCGACCGACACCGTGCCGATCGGACAGGGCGGCAGCACCGTCGCGGTGACTCTCCAGACCCTGCTCAATCCGGAGACGATCGACCTGTTGGCGACGGCCAACCCGGCCGCCGACACCGACACCTTCCCGAGCGGCCAGGGGAGCAACGTGCTGCTGCGGCAGACCCTGGCGGCCGTCTGGTCGCTGATGGCGTCGCACCTGCCGGACTATCACCAGCCCGTGGTGGAGCTGACCGCGAACACCAACCTCGACGGATCGACGCACAACAATCGCCTGCTGATCTGTAGCCAAGGAATCACGATCACGCCGACCGGCACGATGGGCAGCGGCTTCGTCTGCGACGTGGTGAACGTGAGCGGGTCGAATGTGACCCTTGGGGCGGGGATCACTACCAGCAACGCCGGGAACGTCCTGCCGACCGGCGAATCCGCGCGCATCGTCTCGGCCACCTATAGCGGCGGCACGGTGAATTTCGCTACGCTCTCGGCCGGCAGCGGCGGCGCGGCGCCAGCCACCCCCGGCCAGGTCACCGGGCTGGCCGCGTCCGGCGCCACGTCCTCGACCATGACGCTGTCCTGGACGGCGCCGGGCAGCGGCGGAACGCCCACGGCCTACACGGTGAACTACCAGGTCACCGGCGCCGGTTCATGGACTTCGGCGACGACGAGTGCCAGCGGATCTCCCTTCACGGTGACCGGCCTCTCGGCCTCGACCTCGTACGACTTCGAGGTCATCGCGACCAACAGCGGCGGCAGCGGCACGGCGTCATCGACGGTGACGGCCTCGACGGTTGCGCCCACTGCGGCGCCCGGCGCCCCGACGAACCTTGCGGCCAG